GGATTACCACATACAGCTCACGCGATTTGTTGCCTAATGTTTCTAGGTCATTTTGATAGTAAGGAGGTAATTGAGTGACGGTTTACATTTCTGCCCTGTAAGCAACATTGAAAACTACAATCGTGAAGCGTTCCAATTGGCCGAGGATTACTTACAAGGTCTAGGCCATTTTGTAATCAACCCGACTAAAGAGGTGCTGCCTGATGCTAAAAAAACATGGATTGACTATATGCGTATTGACGTTGGTTTGTTACTTCGCGCGGATGCTATATATATGCTACCTGGATGGCAAAAGAGCAAGGGCGCAAAACTTGAGTGGAAGATCGCACGCGAATTAGAATATAAGGTATTTTTTCATACCAACTGCTAATAGTAATTAAGGGTATGTTGCCGAATCTTGTTTCGCAAACATACTCTTAAAGTATTGCTTTATAATAACTTAGTCATAACTTGCAAAAGTACCTGTCAGGAGTATAGCTCATATTCCTGACAGGATTATTTTTACTTAGCTAGCCAAACGTCAATGTCATGCACGGCGCAACCGTCCATAATGCTAGAGCCACACCGTGAAGTAATCCTATCAAGCACAGTCTGCACGATATTCTCTTCCTCAATCTGTTCGGCTATCATATCTTGCATTACGCCGAACGTCATCATATCGCCTTCGGTCAAAGCTGCCTTGGATATGTTTTGCAAATAGTCAGTAGTCAACCATTCCCGCTCTTGAGTCATAACAAACATATCACGGTAATTGCCGATAACAGGCGCTTCAACCTCAGCCTCAGTTAGATAGGCCGTTTCGTTGCGATCTTCAATATACTTTTTGATCTTGTCGGAATGCTCTTGTTCGCCAGCGGCTTGCTTAGACATCCAAGCGCAAGTACCGTCAAGGCCATTAAAAGCGGCATAGCTAGCTAGGTTTTGATAGAATAACTTATTTTCAAGCTCGTGCTGCATTTGTGCAGAAAGCATAGATAGCATATTACTGGATATTGTCATGTAAACCGCCTTTACTATAAAGTAACGCAAAGGCGGCTAGTTGTCAAGGTGTCGCTTCTAAGAATTGTTTAAGCGTAAACCGAGTCATCGCGCCAGTGGCTACTCGGTCGCCAACCTTAAAAGTCGGCAATGTAGTAATGCCCTCTCCTAGCTCTGGGTTTTTATCTACGTCAATAATGTCTAGGTTATGGCCTGTTAGCAAGCAAACATCTTTGACGAAAACTTTAATCGGAACGCAAGCCACGCACCACGGAGCGGTATAAAATCGTAACGTTGGTTTCATCGTGCCATCTCAATCAGCTTTTTAATTACGCCAACTGCAGCTATAACGGCAACCGTTGCTACGCCGCCTGCAATAATTAGCCAAGCTACGCCTCCAACTATTTTAATTGCCGCATTATTAGTATGAAAATACTGAGCCATGCAAATGCCAACAAAAACAACCAAAAGCGCCAATATAATTCTAGCTATCCACTTTTGCATTATCACCTCCCATAGCAATCAACACACAAGCTCCCATAGCGCCAAGGAACATACCCAAAGCTACTACTGACAAGGCAAGCAGTACATTTAGCATAATGGATCCCTCCATAGTTTAGTTGCGTACCGGCTAGGCCAGCTACGCTTAAAAGAATGACACGCTTTAGTCGCGCCATATTCGCACGTTACAAAATACTCGCAGTTGTCACACCGGCGCCTGGTGTACGTCGGCCTGGCTATCGGGACTAGCCATTTTAGGTTTATCAAATATACCTCCAAATAGATTATTGGCTTTTGCCTGGTTTTCAAGCTCCCATATTCGGCTAACTAAAGCTTGGTTTATACCGTCGCTTGCCAGCTCCATTATTTCTCCACAAGTACACTTAATGGTAACTACCATACAGCCTCCTAGAAAAACAGGAATAAACTAAACGCAATCGGGCCAATAAGATCGGCGCTTAAGCTTGGATAGATACCAAGTCCAAACTCTACCTGGTCGCTTGACACTCCAAACAGCTTAGCTATAAAGCTTTCAAACGTGCCTCGAACCGCTACCGGCGCACTACTTACCACTTGCCTCAATTCTACCGTGATACTATCAAGCTTTGACTTCAAGTCGTCTCGGTACACTTTAGCCGCATTGAGCCGCGTCCGTTGCGCCCGATACTCTGCACTGGCAATATCCAAGCCGTCAATCGTAGCCTGCAATTGACTCACCTCGTAGTCGGAGTCCTGGTATGCCTTGAGCGCCAGGTCGTAACTTTGTTGCACAATCTCACGCTGCCCGGATCCAGCCTCGGCTACTTGTTGCGCTATAACCGTAGCGCTACGGCCATTGTATAAAGCGCTGACCGTGTTAGTCATGGAAAACACCATAGCCGAAAGCCCTAGTATAAACATCACAATACCAAGTAGCGGTGACTTCTTAATAATTTTTAGCCCGATGGTCTGAAAGATATTACTTGTGCCTACTATCAAAATGACAAACAAGCTAGCCGCCACAACTCCAGCCCGGTCAACAAAGAATTGAAACGTAAAAATACAACTAATCAACACCGATACAACAAACAACACAAGCGACGATACTTTAACAAGTCCGCGTACCCATATCGGTATATCCGGCTGCACTACCTTGGCAGCTCTTGGCTTGCGTACCCTGTCGGGGATACTTGCTGCTTGTACCTTTTCGGGTATAACTTCACTTTGAATAACTTCATCGGGAAAGTACGCCCGGTGCAAATCGCTTTTTATGCCTTCATCCTTTCCAGCTTTGACAAACTGTTGAACCGCAGGCGTCATATAATCATTACTCACTTTCGGCCTGCCTTTTCGTCAGTCGTTAATTGTTTATAGTCGCAAATATCGCAATAGTTTACGCAATGCAGATATTGCCAAGGGCTAACATCAACTAAGCGCCTGCCACGTTTGTGTACCAGGCGCTTGTAATATTTGCTAGTCTTTAATTTCCAAATAGGCTTGCGGCGGCTTCGCGACATGGGTGCCTAGTATCCTGTATTTGCTTGATTGTGTCAATATCCGGCATATACTCGCGGCAGTACCGTAGCGCTACGGCTGAAAGTTGCAACATTTCATAACAAGCCGACGCCTGGTCGCCAGTGTTAGCTCGCACTTCGTCAAAAAACTCTTCTAGCTCCTCCTTAGCTACTCCATACGCTTCATGGCCATTGTGGAAACGTCCGTAGTTGTCTCGGCCTACTTGCATTTCCCGCTGTAGTAAATCAACCAGTTGTACCATATATTCCCCTTCCTTGATACGAAATACCTTGATGGATTCTTGATATAGATCTTTGGCAGACTCCATATATTAAGGCTATATCAACTTGCCTAATACCAATATTAAGTAAAAATTTAATATTAGTAATATCAGAATCACTTAATTTACAATTTTTTAATGTAGTTTGCATAGTTGCTTGTTCTGACCTTGTTTTACCAGTATTTTTAGCGACTCTTTTTGCTATAGTTTCATCAGATTGTTTTCTCCCTAAAGCTTTTATCCTGATCTTGTTTTTAGTATCATTAGAAAGTATTCGCCCTAAAGAACTACCGGCATTGGGTGTCATATTAAATCCTGTTTTATAAGCATTATAATAATCAATCCATTTTTGTTCTATTTTAATTAAATCATTAACATTGCATTCTTCTAAAATATTAAATTGTAAAGACATTGGCCCATATTTGTTATAATGATTTTGTAATTTAATTGAATGGTGCGTACCATACTTTAACTTTTTTTTGTGTTCATATATTCTATTTTCATAATTTTTAGCAGAACCTATATATACTTTGGCATTTATAGTAGTTGTAATAATATACACACAAGTAATCATATATGTATATTATCACAACATATTACAAAAGTCAACTAAACAATTCCCCTTGTGTTTTTTGCTGGATTGCTGACTGAAGGTTTTTTTTCGCTTGCTCGTAGTACGATTCTTTTAATTCAAATCCTACGCCTTTTCGATTCTGCAAAAGCGATTGATACAACTCTGAACCAATTCCCATAAATGGAGTCAAAACAGTATCACCAGGATTAGAATATAAATGTACCATCCGCTTAATAACTCCTAATTGCAAAGGGCATAAATGCTTTTCATCTTCCTCTTCTCTAGCTATTCTGCCATTCAAAGTATCTGATTGGTTTATATCCATCCAAATAGGGCTGGCGTATTGCTGCCAGGTTTCAACATCAAGTATTCTGGTTTCTTCTTCCGCTAAATCCATATCTGGATTATCTTTTACAGCGTTGACCATTTCCTGGTAGCTTCCATAATGCTTGACCGGATCGATTCTTTCACCATCTTTTCTAAAAACTAGAATATTGTCAGGTATTCCAACGCGGCTCATTGTAGCATCTTTTTTGATCTGCTTGTGCAGTAATCCCAGAGCCTTAGTTCGCTGCATGGCGGTAACTGGATCTTTCCAAATAGTCACCCTGCTGGCATAAATAAATCCTACCGATTCAAAAAGCCTTAAAATAAGTCCAGTAAAATCACGCAGCCCGATATACCCATGTCGGCCTTTTTGGCTTGGAAGATCCATGCAATGAATCGCCACATTTCGACCAGGCTTAATAACCCGATACAATTCTTCCGCTAAAAACTTAAACTGCATCTCGAATTGTTTATCGTCTTTGCAGTTACCCATATCTTCAACATGGCTGGAGTATACAAACAAGTCTGCAAACGGTGGCGAAAAGATAGAGAAACCAATCGAATCGCTTGGAACGTCTCGAATTAACGTCACGCAATCGCCACGCCTAATATGATAGTCTTTCGTGATTACGTCATCGGTATCGTAGTCTTTCATTGTCATCATCATTCCTTCGATGTTTGCATTTATGGCGTCGGCCATTTCATTCTGCATGGTGATAAAATTATCTTGCTTGGTCTGAATAGCGCGCCCGACATTGCACATGGTATCGGTGGTGATTATGTGGATATTAACCGTGTGCTTTTGTCCGAAACGATACGACCGGCGCATTGCCTGATATAATCCTTCAAAGCTAAAATCAAGGCTTGCAAAAATCTGATTATGGCAATTCTGATAATTTAAACCAAACTGGGCAATCTTGGTTTTAGTAATCAATACTCTAAATTCGTTTTTAGCAAAGCCTAAAAGATGCTTTTTTTTGTATTCGACAATATCGCTACCTTTGACCTCGATTGCGCCTGGTATAAGTTTTTTTAAATAGTCTCCTTCCTCGTTTTGTTTAATCCAGATAATAAAAGAATCGTCAGACTTATTGGCAATTTCAGCCGCCTTGGTCAATCGCTCTTTCATAGTCCGGCGCAATTCTCCGTTAAAATCAGTAGCCGAGATGGCTATGTCATTAAACAGATCGACACCGCGCTGCTCTGTCTCGATTTTATAATCAATAATCTCAAGCGGTGGTAATTCATATCCAGGCATATTGAAACCGATATCAGACGGCTTGTTTAACATTACAGCCCATGTACTCACCCATTGATAAAAATGCTTTAAGGCGTGACCTTTAATGCGCCATTCTCCAGTATCGGCGGCATCATTTACAAAGTACATAGCCAGCATTTGAGTTCTTGGCATGACATCCAAAAACTCCGCATGGTTTCCCAGCTCCATTGGATCGTTAGGCGATGGCGTGGCCGTACAAGCTAATTTATATGGAGTATTAGCAAATCCAGTAATTACCTTTTCACGGATTGCACCCATAAAGTTTTTAATAATACTAGATTCATCCAATACTACGCCGACAAAATCATCTATATTGATATTGTCCAATTGTTCATAATTGGTAATGACAATATTATCTAGCGGAATGTTAAACTTTACAGCCTCGGCCGTTGTCTGGTCAGTTACTGCCAATGGCGCTAAAATCAATACATTACCGCCAGTATGCAAAATAACCTGATGCGCCCATTCAAGCTGCATGATTGTTTTGCCTAAGCCGCAATCGGCAAATATTGCATATTTACCAGCCAATAGCGCTCTTTTGACAATCCATTCTTGAAATGGAAAAAGATGATCATTAAGTTTAGCGGCTTCAAATCCTGACTTTTTAATCTCTTTCAATTTATTTTGTATAAATTGTTCATACTCCATAATGTCCTCCTACAATCATTCTACAGTAATGCTATAATCGTGTCAAGCAAAATCGCGCATAAAAACAAACCGCCCGATCATTTCATCGAGTACAAACTCCAGTTCACCGCTACAACTCCAGTCAGCTTTTGCTATCGTATCCTCAATAGTATAATTAAGCATAGCCTTGGCTAGTGCCTTATCAACATGGAAAGCTACGACGTCCTTGGCACGTTCGCACATGACAAAAAGATTGTCACACAATTTAGTGTAGCCGATATAAAACGGCACCTGGGCAGTCGTAAACAATTCACGCACTAACGGATTGCCTGAATACTTTTTGACTTCAACTAGCATACCTCCGTAGTCTTTCATGCAAAGGATATCTGGAAATCCGTCGATTGAAACTGTCAAATGTTTTGCCCAATAGCCGCGCCGGTGCATTGCACACAATACTTTCTTTTCAAACTGCTTTTCACTCATTGTCGCCATAACTCCATTCGCGCCGCCAAACGCCGCCATAATTTAACTGA